ACGATCAAGATAATCGTCCATTCCTATTCCATTTTGTCTAATTACCTTCATTAATTCTGGAAGGTTTTCGACATGATACCTTGCTAGGTTACCCATGATAGTAGCTCCTTAATAAGCGAGTTTGTGTTTTGTGAACCCTTTCGGCGTTCACTCATATTTATAGCACAGATCATAAAAAAACGGGGTGTTGAACCCCGTAGTTTTTTATTCGGTTTCCTGCGGTTTACTCTTCTTACCTATATTATATTTCTGTTCTAGGATCCAATCTCCTTTATCTTTGTATGCAAGAACCTTAATTTGATTGAGAGGTGCTATATCCGAAATAGAAGATTCCTTTACTATTGAGATGAGTCCCCAATCAGCAAGTAACCTAGCAATTCTATTACGTCTCTGTACATCATTGCTTGTAAGATTAGCATGTTTGCCATCTAGTGCAAACAGTTCTTTAAAATGTACGATAAAATATCTTCCTTGCTTATGAAGAATATGGCAAGATTGATATAACTTTTTCTCCTTTCTAGATGCTACTCCAATTCTTGTTAAGGTTTCTCTAACCTTAAGAAAATCATCTGGTTCATTTAGCATGACCTCTACCATGCTATCCTGAGACCACTCCACAATTGGTTCAACCGTCGCAGTCATTTCATCCCTCCAGTATCAAGTCGTTGTTTAATGAATTTAATTTGTTCAGGGGTTAATATCTTTAAAGCATTTTCTGCTTTTTCGTTACTATAACCATAGTATTGTTTAATGATTTCAAGATCTGTGACTTTATCCTTACGGAGCCAGGGACTGAATCTCTTCTTTTTCCTCAAAGTATTTAGATAAAAAGAATATTGCATGTCTTTATCAAGGAAAGAATATTTATTCATCTCATTCACAAACATAATACAATCAAGGTTACCAGACAAACAACGATTGATAATATATGGAGCATATCCCTTTATAACATCAGGATCTTCCTCCACTAAATTCTCTTTAGTGAAGTTAATAGAATTTAACCAGTCTTTAAGTTCAGTCATTTAGGTAGTTTCCTATTGAAGTTCCAGTAATCAAATTTCAACCAAGTATAGTATATCCCACATAAGAATTTTTGCACAAAATATTCTAGGTAAAGTATTGAAATAATAATGTACTTCTCAATCATCTTATAATGTCAATGTCATCATCTTCTGTCCAGAGTTCGACTTTAGTTCTAAAGCGATTATCTCTGTGAAGATTTTCATATCTCTTTGTTGCTTTTCTCTTCCACCAAGAAATAATATTATCCAGATGGAACTTATCCCAATTAGGACCACGAACCAATTTCTCATGTTTACCAAGAATAACCTCCTTTACATTACCATATCCATAATCAGATGTATAGAACCTCTTTCTTTGTGTAAGAGTAAAAGCATTACTAATAACATCATTAAACTCTTTTAACTTTTCCTCATTCTTCAAACTATTTCTGATAATGGATATCATCTTTGTTTGTCTCTTCATCTTTTTAGAAGATGCTTTATTGTCAGTAAGAGGTGTATTATTATTTAATAAGGTAAACCTGTCATGAAGACGGTGGAATGCCTCATTATGAAGCAGAGGAAGGAACTTACTATCCGTTAGACCTTTATACCTTATGAACGGTTTAAGACCGTCATACTGGGATGCAGAGGTCGTAGAACCATACAATGAAGTGGTCTCAAATAGTGCTATATCTTTCTCAAATACTTTACTTACTTCTTCTCTTGCAAAATGAGATACACATAATAATGCAAGTAACTTACCTCCAAGATAATTATATCCAAAAGGTTGAGATGGAACAATAGCAAACCCCATACAAGCATGACGATTGAATATAGAAAGATTTGCTGGTTCTCCTAACCACTGATTCCTTGGTTTAGAATTGATTACTGGAGAACCAAAACGAATAAACCCAACTATCTTCTGACTATTCTTTTCATATACTATCCAACGTAATTCTCTACCAGGAATATTCATCTCAATAACTGCAGAGGAAGTTGCAGTTAACATCTCATGATAATATGCTTGAGGAACTGAGTGTTGAAATCTATCTCCAACAAACTTAACCTCAAACTCCATCTCATTTGGGGGAATATCTTCGTTAAAGAAATCATCCTTTAAAGAAAATAATGAACTACTCTTTTGTTTAATTGCTGCTTCTTTAGTTACACGAATGTAATCTTCAATAGTTTTAAATCGTCCAAAGTAGTTAATAAATTGATCAGCAGCCCAAATAGCATCTGATTCACTTATAATCATAATGAAGGTAGACGAATGTTTTTTGCTAATTTAAGTTTCTCTAATAATACTATGATATACCAAGTCAAGTCAAACTGACCTTGTAACCCATGTTTTGCTGATGAAGGATATGCATGATGATTATTATGCCAACCTTCACCAAATGCAATAATACCTAGAAGAGTATTGTTACGTGCTTCATGAGGATGATTAAATGGTTTCTTACCCCATGTATGACAAACAGAATTAATACACCATGTTAAATGATATACCACAACTATTCTAACTGGTATTCCCCATAACACATAAGTCCATCCACCAAGACTATACAAAAGAAATGCAAGAGGGATTTGTAGTGCTAGGAAATTCTTATCTAACCATCTATAATATGGATCCTTTCTTAAGTCTGCTGCATATCTTTTTACTCTCTTCTCACCAGGAACCCTGAATAACATCCATCCCATATGAGCCCACCAAAATCCTCTTTTAACATTATGAGGATCCATTCCTTGATCAGACCATTTATGATGTTGTCTATGTAATCCAACCCATTCTATTGGGCCATACTCTGTGCTTAATGCACCAAAAGTAGCAAAGATTCTTTCTAACCACTTTGGTACTTCAAATGACTTATGTGTTAGTAACCTATGGTATCCTAATGTAAGTCCCAAACATCCAGTAACCCACGACCAAAATATCATTAACCAGAATGCATCCCAACTAGCAAATTGCAGTGCATATAATGCAAGCAAATGAACTACTGAGAAAAATATAATTGTAGGCCATTCAAGATGTTTCATCGGATTATCATGGGATCGTCGTACATTGACATTGGAGGACCAATATCTAATATTATAGGAGAATCTAATACTTTTTCAAGACTCTCTGCCATTCTATTAAATCCATTACCAACATGCATTTGTCCTGCAAATACAGATACAGTAGCAGCACCCCAGAAGATATAATACCATCTGGACTTAACTTGTGCTTTTAATTTTCTTTTATCTTTAGTCATTTTAATTTTACTTGAACTCACATTCTACCATAATCTCCGTTAATGCGGCAAGTAAATTTATTTCTTGATCCGCAACGAATGCAATCTGGTATTGGTACTTTGCAATAATAAGAACGGCGGCGGGAATAGTATTAGGAACCAAGGACTTATTAAGAGCATCATAGACACGACGCAAAAGTACAGAACTATCATTGTCCAAATTACTAACGACCCACTTTCTAACTTCAGGGAAATTCTTTTCCTTAAGGTTGATGAGTTCAATGAGGACTTTGTTATCGGAGGCAATCCGTTCGGATTCCAAGATGGTATTAAGTCTCTTGAAGAACTCTGCTTGGATCTTAGGTTTCTCTTGACCTTTGATTCCAAATTCGACAACCGCACAACGGGAGTGGAGGGGTTCGATGATTTTATTTTTATAATTGCAGGTGAAGATGAATCTGCAGTTGTTGGCGAACTCCTCAATACTCGCTCTAAGAAGGAGTTGTACGTCGGAAGTGGTATTGTCTGCTTCGTCGATGATAATGACTTTATGACTTGCCTCAGAAGATAGAGAGACTGTTGATGCGAAGTTCTTGGCATTATTCCTGACCGTATCAAGAAATCTTCCCTCATCCGATCCATTGATGACATAAAAATCTACCCCTAACTGATTACACAATGCTTTTGCTACCGTAGTCTTTCCAACACCAGGAGGTCCA